GGTCGGTGAAGTCAAAGCCCATCAGCGCCATGCGGTAGCCGTAGCCCTTGGCGGCCGTGGCATAGGCGTAGCGCTCTGTCTTCTTGGGCGGCGTGTGCCGTGGCTGCTCGCGCTTTAGCCGCAGCTGGCTTAGCTGAATGAGCTGGCTTAGGAATTGGTCAGTCTGCACGCAGCGCCCTCACATACTCTATCAACTCCGCTTCCTGCTCCTCGCTAAACGCCGCATAATTCTGTGCCCCCGGCTTAGCGGACGGCGGCTTCTTGCCCGGCGGCTGATTGCCATTGCCATTGGGCGGCACCGGGCCGCCGTTGCCGTTAGGCGGCCCATTCGCGCCAACCATGGCCATAGGACCGCCGGCTTGGGCTAAGGCCAGTTCGTTGTCCATCTTGGCCTGCTCTATCTCTTCCTGCTGATCGGTGATCTCCTGCGGCAAGGGCTGCATATTGATCAAGTCGCGGAGCGCGTTCTCGTCCTCCGGCCCCTTGGTGAGCGCCCCGGCGGTTAGGCCCATCAAAAACATCTGATACTGTTTCTGCTTGGCGTCCTCGGTGACCTCCTTGAATTTGAAGCATGGGTAATGGCCGTGCTCGATTTCATAATTGAAGTCCAACAGCGGCTTGACGACCTGCTCATTGATGGTCGTCTGCAACTCCCGCCGTAGCTGACTGACGATCATTATGAAAATATCAAACTCGGTCTGCGAGCGCGCAAAGCTCCCCACCTTCTGCTCGCCGCTCATGCCCATCAGGGACGGCATCAGAATGGCCATGCGGATCAGCTGGTCGCAGTAGTCAAGGACGATCTTGTACTGGCTGCCCACATCCTTGCTCGGCTCCATGAGCTTTAGCTCTATGGATTTGGGCAACACGATGCCGCTACGGCTTTGCAGATTCTTGAGAAATGACTCCAGGTCGGAGCGCTGATCGGCCTGTAATTCAGTGCCTTCAAACGACGCTATGGCGATCGGCTCGGCAAACCGCTCCATGCTGATGGGCAGGACGCGAAACAGGTTGGTCTTGACCCACCAGGCGTTATAAGCCGCCTTCAAGTCGGACTCGCCGTAGAAATTTTGAAACGAGTTGGCGTGCGAGTAGATGACAAACTTGTCGGCGGGCATCTTGACCATGTTTTGCCATACGCCGTTGGCTGTGAGATCACCCGCACTGTCCACCTCGAACTGCAGCTCGTCAGGCGGCCGGGTGCGCAGGTTCTTTAACCCCCACTTGCCCTTGAATGGGCCATAGTCGATTGACCAGTATTCTTTTTCGCTACATGAAAAGCCGTAGGCAAGGCCCGTCAGTATGTCCAGGATCTTGCCGTCAAAGCTGCCCTTCATCTCATTGAAATTAAACTCGACGAAATCCTTGTACTCGGTCAGTGTCGTGTCCGATGCCTCATCGGTATCCGGCAGGTGGACTTCCCAGCCGGTCGAGAGCACGGCAAACTTCTTGGCCGACAAGGCCGCTTTCACCTGCTCGTCACGGAGCATGTCGCGGTAAATCTTGATGCCCTTGCGCCGCGCCAGGTCGTCGGGATTGTACGGCGTAGGGACAAACGACCGCCCGCCAAGCGCAAAGGCGCCAAAGTAGCTGCCCGTGGACGACACCACGCCGAGCGGCGGGCGTGCCTGCTGGTAGACCGCCACGCCGTTGCCGTTGGCGGCCAGTGGTGCGGGCTTGGCTTTGCGCTTTTTGGTTTTAGTCTTGGCCATCTATTTAAACTGCGGCGTAGTAACGCTCTCGTCTAGAATTACTCTTAATCCAAAAACCGTATTAGGTGATCTTTCTTTATTCACAAAGGGCAATGGGGGCAGGGATTTATACAGCTCCGCATAATCAGCACTGTTTACTCGTACCTCACTTGGTACTTCTCCATATTCTGCTTTTAATGTCCTCACTATATTAATCATCTTTATCAGAGTCATAGTCATTCCTAATCTGGGGGCATCTTTTTTCTTTACTTGCCGATGCTTATAATTATCCACAGGGCCTCGGAGCGGGCGGGCCGCCCGTAATGTCATCGGGGTACGTGGCCACCCGCTCCTTCTCTCTTGTCCATAGCCGCATAGACTTTAGCCCTTGAAATCTGGCGCACGCAACAGGCTGATAATCTCGTCACGCGCATCGCCTTCGCACTGGGCTAAGTCTATGGGCATTAGTTGAACCTTACTTTGTCCGCAGCCAGCCCGATTTCAATTAATCCAAATAAAGTAGCGCATAGAGCAAAGAACGTTGCGAAACCAATATCACCGTAACTAAATGCTACCCACGTCATCACTAAAAACAGCATGGCTAAAAGTGCGAACCACACCACCTGAAATGTCTTGTCATAATTTACCAATCCGGCCTCAGTCTCTCGCCCACCATGATGATTGACCGCGTGTTGATTGCCGGGACGCCGGTTAGATAATTAAAGCTGCCCGTAATGGCGTCGACTATATCGTCATGTCCGCCGCCGGGAAACACTTCAAGCTCGTCAAGCGCGTCGTGATTCCAGCGCCCGCTAAGCATGCAGACGTTGCCACGCTCAGCCTGTGCGGCAAGGGCGCTAGGGCGTATTTCCTTTGGCCCTGTGACGCGGTCGCCTTTGAAATCGTACCCGGCCAGTAGACGAGTATAATCGTCAATCACCCGAATCCCACTAGCACCCGGCTCCTGCTCCATTCGGATTACTACATGACCGTAGCGATCACGGTCCAACCGTGCCGTCTGCAGGATTAAATCTTCTACGCCCTTAGACGTGAGCCTTACGCGCTGGACATCAATGACAACAAAGTCCTTGCCGTGCTGGCCCACCAATGCGCCCACTGTGTAGTCCGGATCGTTGTCGCCATTGGATTCGGTGCCGGCAAGATCCCAATAGCGGCAAAAGCGCATCTGCGACGGCGCCACATCGATGATCTTGAACCACTGGCGCATGAACATGCCGGTGGCCTGGATCTCCCAATCGCCCTTGAGCAACTGCGCGGAGCGGACCGGGCCTAATTCGTCTTCCAGGTTTCTTTTATATTCCTCGCTCTCGCGCAAATAGGGATTGTCGTCAATCAGCGACGGGACAAATATCCTGTCCTCGCGCGTCGTGGCATCCACATAGCGTTGCTTGACCCATAAACGCCCCACGCCGTTAGGGTTGGACGCCGAGCGCATGCGCAGCGGCACGCCCGATGGCGGATTGCGCAGTCGTGACCACATGAAAGAAATGTCCGAGTAAACAAACTCCGTCACCTCGTCCACGTTGATTGAATGAAACTCCGCCGACTGATAGCGGTCCAAGTCCTTGCTGGTTTCGAGAAAGCCGAAGATCAGCCGTGAATAAGTGCCGCCACCGGTGGGAAACCAATACTCCTTGCCGTCCTTGCGCCGGTACTCGGGCCACCATTTGTTGGCAACGTCCATCAACGCGCCGGGCAGTGACAGCTCGCTGAAGGTACGGCGCAGCACGAGCGCGTTATAACCGGGCACGTCGAGAAACTGAGCGGCGGCCATGAGCAAAGCTATACTTTTTCCGCCGCCGGCTGATCCTCCGTAGAAGACATCCTTATTGGCTAATTTTAAAAACTCCGCTTGCTTGTTGGTGGGCTCGGTCGGTATGTATTTATTTAGCCGCGGCTTGAGCGTGTCGCCCTCGCGCACACACGTGAGCGGTATCAGCGATTCGGCGGGCTTTAATAGCAGCCGCTCCACGTCCTCAGCCTTGAAGCGTTGCCCCCAATCGCGCTTGACTGCGGTCCAGTCTATCTGGTCAACGGTCAGATTCATCGTGTCCATTGCCGCTGGTCACGGCGTACTGCTGAAATATTTCCACCGGCACTATGCCCGCCTCCACCAATGCCTTGAATGCGCCCACCGCCTTGTCGATGCTGGTCTCCTGATGCTGCTGGACTACGGTCTGCTGGTTGACGACAATGGTCGGCATATCGGTGAGCGGGACGGGCCGGCCGATGGTGTACTCCAAGGCCAGCTTCAGGTGGTCCTTGTCGCCGCTTACCGCCTTGGCCCAGATGAGCGCCGCGGCCGTGCGGCCATAGGACCAGTTGTCCTCATAGCCGATGGTATTGCGCAGCAAGTCTTTCTGCTTATCGCTTAATTTCTTTAGCTTTTCGCTCTCTATCTCTTTTAGCCATGAGCGGATGGAGGACTCCTTCTTCGGCCGGCCATTGGGGTTAGCACTCACACCCTTCTGCCAGCGGTACTCCTTCATGTGGTCCGCACGCTCAGGTGCGTGAATATTCAGGTGTTTATCAGGCATTAACCGCCCATTCGTGATACGATTAAAAACAGGTGAAAAATACCCAAATCAATTTGGCGTGTAAAAAATGTGGGACGGTTTTTAAGGTTAAGGCGCACAGAAAAACAACTGCGAAATATTGTTCTAAGCGTTGCTGGTCCACGCGCAATC